GTGGGAAGAGACCGTTGACAGTTTTGTTGATTACGTTCGTAGTCATCTTGAGCGACGCCACAGACCGCTCTCTGAAGAGGACTACGGTCTGATCAGGTCGTCTATCCTTTCGCGCGACGTCCTACCATCGATGCGCGCATTGATGACCGCTGGGCCAGCGTTGGAGCGCGACGCTACAGCCGCCTACAACTGTTCATATATTGCTGTAAATCGCCCGGAGGCCTTTGACGAGGCCATGCACATCTTGATGTGCGGAACCGGAGTTGGTTTTTCTGTCGAGCCTGACGAGGTCGAGCAGCTTCCTGAGATTCCGGCGGTCTTGGTACGCGTCGATGATGTCATTGTTGTTGAGGATTCCAAGGACGGCTGGGCATACGCGTTCCGTGCCCTGATTTCCGCTCTCTACGAGGGGCGCATCCCTGAGTTTGACGTCTCGCGTGTGCGTGAGGCCGGCGCGAAGCTCAAGACCTTTGGCGGGCGTGCCTCTGGGCCTGATCCGTTGGTGCGGCTGTTCTTGCACACGATTGGTGTGTTCGAGCACGCCGCTGGTCGTCGTCTGACGCCGATCGAGGCGCACTCCATCATGTGTATGGTGGGCGAGGTCGTAGTTGTGGGCGGCGTTCGTCGTTCTGCGCTGATTTCATTGTCGTCTCCCGACGACCTCATGATGCGCGACGCCAAGTCCGGCGAATGGTACAACGACGACCACCGCAAGCACTTTGCGCTCGCTAACAACTCAGCGGCGTGGGATGGTCGACCGTCGCGAGAAGTCTTCAACGCTGAGTGGGCAGCGCTGCGCGCCTCAGGCAGCGGCGAGCGCGGGTTCTTCAACCGCGCAGCCGCCGCCGCGAAGGCCACCAAGTTGGGCCGCTCGTTCTACAAGTTCGGACTCAACCCCTGCGGCGAGATCATCCTTCGTGATCGACAGTTCTGCAACCTCTCGCAGATCACGGTTCGACCAGAGGATGACTTGATTTCGCTCACCAGAAAGGTTCGAGTTGCCACGATGATCGGAACAATCCAATCGTCGTTCACACACTTCCGCTACATCAGCGATGATTGGAAGAGGAACTCTGAGGAAGAGCGCCTTCTCGGTGTCGGCATGACCGGCGTCCAGGACTCGCCCTTGCTGAACGCTAAGGCTGATAAGGATGAGATGGCCCGCATCCTTGATCAACTAAACCACGTAGTCAGGGTTACGAACTCCAAGTACGCTGAGATCATTGGCATCAATGCGTCGCTGGCCAGGACGTGCATGAAGCCGGCCGGGAACTCAACGGAACTCGTTGGTGGGCACGGAAACGGAATGCATGCCGCGCACGGTCGATACTACATCCGCCGCAATCGAGGCAACAAGCACGACCCGGTAGCCAATGTTCTCTACATGGCTGGCGTGCCGTGTGAGGATGATGTGATGAATCCCGATAAGACCTGGGTGTTCTCGTACCCAAAGCAGGCACCGGAGACGGCCGTTACTAGGTCTGATCTCTCAGCAATCGATGTGCTCGAACACTGGAAAGTCTTCGCCGAGCATTGGTGCGACCACAACCCGTCCGTAACGGTCAACGTACGCAACGACGAATGGGACGTAGTCGGTGACTGGGTGTATGAGAACTTCGACATCGTTGTCGGACTGTCGTTCCTGCCGTACTCGGAGCACACCTACGACCAGGCACCATACGAGGAGGTCTCGAAGCCTGAGTACGAGGCACTGCTCGCGGAAATGCCCAAGGCTGTTGATTGGTCGTTGTTGGAGATCTACGAGAGCGACGACATGACAGAGGGCTCACAGGAGCTTGCCTGTATGGCTGGTTCGTGCGAAATCTGATACACTTCTAGTGTGGTTCGAGGTTCGTTGAAGTCACGCAAGGGCCGCCTCCGGGCGGTCCTTGTCGTTGTGGGGTCTACTATATCTGGCATGGCTCGAAAGACTATGCCCACCGCTAATCGCGCTCGCTCAGTCGCTCGCCCGGCCCAGGGCAACAACTCTGCGAAGCCAGCGAAGACCTTCACCAACCTGGCCGACCAGAAGGCACCCAACTACCGCGTCGCAGGCAAGACCGGCACCGCCGGCCGCTCGACCGGTAAGCGCGTCTACGCCGACACCGTAGCCGACTACAAGTAGACCACCAACGCTGAACACTTTCAAGGCCAGGTCATTGACCTGGCCTTTCGTGTTTGTGGCGAGCCAATACGTACGATTTTCTCTATGTCATTCGGCACTAAGGCAGTCACCACTCAGCCAGACGGAACGCAGCAGGCGGAGTTCCGCTACGACTTCTTCCTTGACCAGAAGGCATATGAGGTCACAGAGGATGAGAACGGTGACATCTGGGTGGAGGGCTACGCCAGCGATTGGGGTGTGGATCGACAGGAAGAGGCCTTCGAGCCTGGCGCGTTCGAGCGCGGCCTGAAGAGCTTCCTATCGGTGAACCCGATCATGCTGTACCACCACCAGTACGACAAGGCGCTTGGTGTATTCACCGACGCCAAGGTTGACGAGCACGGACTATGGGTACGAGGCCGCGTTGACCGTCCAGCCGCTGGCTCGTGGGCCGAAGACATCTTCAACAAGATCAAGCGCGGAACCATCAAGGCGTTCTCCGTTGGCGGCATCTTCAAGCGCCGCATGACGAAGTCCGGTCCGCGAATCTACGACGTTGACCTCGGCGAGATCAGCGTCACACCGTTCCCGGTCAATCCTCGCACGACATTTGCGGTCGTTGCCGGTAAGGCGTTCGAGTCAGCGCCAGTACTTGAGGGCAAGTCCGAGGACGATGAAGCGCCGGCCGTCGAGGTCGTCGATGACTCAGTCGTCGAGCCAGAGGTCGAGGAAATTCCGGAGACGGAAACACCGGTACCTGAGGAAACACCAGACGAGCCAGAGGTCGACGAGCCTGAGGTCGATGAGCCAGCCGTATCGGCGGTAGAGCCGGGCTCTATCACCGCCGAGCACATCGCCAACGGCTCCATCAATACTGAACACCTCTCTGATGAGCTTCGATCACGATTCAGCGAACTCAAGGAGACCGTCGGTATGTCTCCTGAAGAGGTAGCTGCGCGCGTCGATGCGCTCGTCGGGAAGCTTGGTCAGGTTATCGAGCACGTCGGTCTCAAGGAAGTCCACGACAACACTGAGGGCGGCGCTGACGGTGTCCATGTCTACTAGTGGCCCGCCGCTGTCACTGATGTGTGTAGTTTTTGTTGAGTCGAATCAACCAACGCACGTCACAAAGTGGCAGGCACGGAGCTAGGATTACTCACTAGTTATGGAACTTCAGGAAATCGTTGCCAAGATTGAGGCCCTAGAGAGCCGTGCAAGCGAGCTTCTCTCCAAGGCTGAGAGCGGCGCACCAGCAGAAGACGTCAAGTCCTTCATCGAGCAGGTTCAGAACGAGATCACACCGGAGATCGAGCGCTTGAAGTCTGAGCGCGCAGATCGCGAGCGTGAGGAAGAGGTCAAGGCGCTACGCGCTAAGGTCACTACGCTCGACGAGGTCATCGAGGATCTCAAGAAGCCGATCGGCCCGTTCGCCATTGGCCGCGTTGACGGTAAGGCCGTCACCGACGACGAGACCCCGTACGACTCGGGCGAGTACTCGTTCTTCAACGACATTCGACTAGCCTCCAAGGGTGACGGTTCGGCGCGCGAGCGCCTCATGAACGCCACCGGCGGCAAGGCCATGACTGAGGGAACTGCCAACCAGGGCGGCTACCTCGTCGAGAAGCAGATCGAGCGTCAGATCGTCGAGGTCCGCGAGTCCGACAACGTTCTTCGCGCGCTTTGCTCGAAGCTCAACATCACCACGAACGAGCTACAGCTTGACCAGCTAACGCTCGGTACGTCGGCTGGATGGGTCGCCGAGCTTGCGACCAAGCCTGAGTCGACCAGCATGGCGAAGACCACGGTCTCGGCCTCGGTCTTCACCGCAGCCGGCCTGGCCACGATCTCGAACCAGCTACTTGCTGACTCGAACCCAGCCGTCGACCGCCTCGTCACCTCTGACCTTGCGAAGCGCCTTGTCGCCCTTGAGGAGACAGCGTTCCTCAACGGTTCCGGCACCGGCCAGCCGCTCGGCCTGCTCAACACGCCTGGTCTCGGCGCTACCACGCTGACCAACATCACCGTCACCGACGACGGCGGCCTCCTTGACTCGATCCTCGACGCTATCGCTAACGTCCAGGACAACCACGGTGAGCCGACCGCCATCGTCATGCACCCGCGCACCTGGACGCGCATCCTGAAGGCTAAGGATGCCCAGGGTCTGTACTTGGTTGGGCCGGACTCGGTCCAGCAGGGTCGCGCAGCCAACAAGTCGCTCTTCGGCTTCAAGGTCGTCACCAGCAACCGCATCCCGACCAACCTCGGTACGGGAACCAACGAGTCGCGCGTCATCGTCGGAGACTTCTCCGAGGCTCTGATCCTCGACCGCCAGGGCATCACGGTCGACGAGTCGCCGCACGTCCTGTTCACCAGCAACCAGACGATCTTCCGCGCTGAGCAGCGTGTCGGCTTC